TAACACCTATACGAATCCGTCCAGGTCGAGCCGATCTACAAGCACAGTCAACTGAAACAGCACATACAGAAAACAGTCGCAAACCAGGCACTACTGCTCGTTTAGTAAGCACTTCAAGATTAACAGCAACTAATCAAATTGTTCGTCTTGGTCAAGCACACTTGAACGTGACCAGCACAATGTATGGTACTGCTGGTGTAGTGGTGTTTGGTTACTGTTCATGGCAAGCATTTAGCAGTGAATTGATTTCGGGTAGACTAATAGACATAGATCCATACACAACAATAAGCATACAACCAGAGTCACGAGGCCTAATAGTTCTGCCAGAAAGCCGTATTATCAGCATAAAACAAGAAACTCGTGTAAATATTATTAAGGATACATTATGACAACCATAACAGGATACAAGCAGGACAATACAGGCAGTTGGATCAGCAAAGACCCTACAGCACAATTGGTCTACACAATGGACTGGAGTCAGTGGCTACCTGAAGGCGACACAATTGCCACAGCCACTTATACTCTACAGGTTCGTGCTAATGATCCACAGCCATTGATAAAAGTATCAGAAGGTACTCAAGATGGTGTAAGAACTTATGTGGAAGTATCGGGTGGTGGAGTTAATAAAACCTATACCATTACCTGTGCTATTACCACAACAAACAGTCTAACTGACACACGCTTCTTCCGCATCAAAGTGGAGAACCGTTCAGCATAATGGCTAAAACAGGACCAAAACCCAAAGAACTTGTAGAAGGCACTATTTTAGGCAAAGTAGTGGGCCGTGACAAGCGAGTAATTCCACCAGACGAAGTGGAAAAACTCGCGGCTTTGGGCTGTAGAGATAATGAAATCGCCAACTTCTTTGGCATTAAAGAAGACACCTTGAGATATAACTTTGCGGATAATCTCACAAAAGGGCGTGAGAATCTGAAGATTACTCTACGCAGAGCCATGCTGAATAATGCTTGCCAACATATGAATGCCGCTGTACAAATCTTCCTTGCTAAGAATATCTTAGGCATGAGCGACAATGGTCAAACAGGTGAAGATAAGGCACCTTTACCATGGAGCGATGAATAATGGCCACACAACAAGAACGTATTGCTGTCTTAGAAACTAAGGTAGATAATCTTAAAGAAACAGTTACTGAAAATCATAACAAGTTGATCAAACAGTTGGATGACTACCGTGAAGAAAATGCCAAGGATCATGCCAAGGTTATGGCCATGTTGGATGATCTCATGCTGTGGAAGAATAAATGGGTATGGGTTGGTGGCGGTATCTTAACTGTATTGAGTTTGGTATTTGGCCATCTTGAAACCATAGTCAAGTTGATCCATGCCTCTTAGTCCAGCACAGCAAAGCATAGTAGATGATCCTGCCCGCTTTCGTGTTGTTATAGCGGGTCGTCGTTTTGGTAAGACACACTTAAGTATAAGAGAGTTATGTTACCATGCCAAGGATCCCAACAAAGATGTTTGGTATGTCACAGCCTCATATAGACAAGCCAAGCAGATCGTATGGAAGAAACTCAAGCATAAACTACAGGATCTACGCTGGGCAGAAAAGATTAATGAAAGTGAACTCACAATACAGTTAAAGAATGGATCCACAATATCACTTAAAGGTGCTGATAATGCTGACAGTCTCCGCGGCGTCGGTCTTGACTTCATCGTGCTCGACGAATTTGCCGACATCGATCCCGAAGCCTGGTTTGAAGTATTACGACCAACCTTGTCAGATAAGATGGGAAGAGCCATGTTCATCGGAACCCCAAAAGGCATTGGCAACTGGGCACACGATCTCTATATGAACCCTGTGGAACAGCCCGGGGTATGGAGCAGTTTTCAGTACACAACAATTGATGGCGGACAAGTCAAGCCAGAAGAGATAGAAGCCGCTAAAAGAGATCTCGATGAACGCACATTCCGTCAGGAGTTTCTCGCTACATTTGAAACTTATCAGGGCCGTATCTATTACAGTTTTGACCGTAAACAGAATGTTAGATCAATCAATTTGTCAGATCCAACAGGACCGTTTAAGGATATCAAACAACAGATCATTCATGTGGGCATTGACTTTAACGTGAACCCCATGAGTGCCTGTATTGCTGTTAGAGGTGGGGACAACTTGTATGCCATTGACGAACTCAGGATCTTCGGATCCAACACAAATGAACTCTGCGACGAACTTAAGAGCAGATACCCACAGGCTAAGATCTTCGCCTATCCCGATCCTGCTGGGCGGCAAAACAAGAGTAGTGCTGGAGGACAAACCGACATTACCATCCTACAAAACGCCGGCTTTGTTGTTAAGGCGCCCTATAGACACACCCCAGTCAAAGATAGAATAAATGCTGTGAATGCTCGCCTGTGTGATTCTACTGGCATTCGACACCTATTTTTTGATCCTAAGTGTAAATATACGATCGAGGGTCTTGAAAGGCAAACTTACAAGGACGGCACAAGCCAACCTGATAAGGACGGTGGATGGGATCATATGAACGATGCGTTGGGTTATATGGTAGATTATCTATTCCCAATTAACCGTGACACAAGCCACATAGAACAACCTAAAATATGGGGGCATAGTCTTAGCAACAAAGCCAACCATAGTAGCAGTAGAAAATTATATTAAGGAAAGAATATGCCAACAAATACCGGAGTAGGTGCCAGCAAACAGTATGAGGCCTTGTTAGGAACTCATGAACAATATCAAAACTTAAACGGTCGCTGGCGTTTCCTATTAAATTCATACCTTGGAGGCGAAATATATCGCCAAGGACAGTATCTAACACGCTATGCCAATGAAAGTGAGATGGACTACATTACTCGTATGTGGACCACACCATTAGATAACCATGCTAAAGGTGTACTCAGTGTTTATAATGCGTTCCTGTTCCGCGATCCACCCAATCGTGATTTTGCCTCGTTGGAGGGAGATCCTGTATTACAAGACTTTCTCGATGACGCCAACTTAGAAGGACAGTCCTTTGACAGTTTTATGAAGGATGTCTCAACATATAGTGGTGTATTTGGGCACGTCTGGGTAGTTGTTACCAAGCCTAATGTAGGCGCCACAACCAAAGCAGACGAAATGACCGTAGGAGTTCGTCCATATATCAGTATGGTAACCCCATTGTCAGCACTGGACTGGGAATGGCATCGCGGCCCTGCGGGGAATTACACACTGAAATATTTCAAGTACATGGAAGACAGTGACCGTAGCCATATATTCACAGTTAAAGAATGGTACGCAGACAAGATTATCACTTCTGTTGTCAACAAAGAAGATCAAATGATTGAAAGTCAAACGGAAGAAACTAATGGTCTTGGCTATATTCCTATTACCATTGCCTACAGTCAGCGTAGTGTACGCCGTGGTGTTGGTGTCAGTGAAATAGATGACATTGCTGATATACAAAGGGCTATCTATAATGAATACAGTGAAATAGAACAAACTATCCGTATCAATGGACATCCAAGCCTTGTTAAAACAGCAGACACAGAAGCGGTTGCTGGTGCTGGTAGTATTGTTCAATTGCCAGATACATTGGATCCCGGCTTGAAACCTTATTTGTTACAGCCTACAGGCAACAACATTACTTCAATTTACGAATCAATTACCAAGCGTGTTGAAGCCATCGACCGTATGGCTAACTTAGGCTCTGCTCGTGCTATCCAATCACGCACACTTAGCGGTGTTGCTATGGAAACAGAATTCCAAATGCTTAATGCTCGCCTAAGTGACAAAGCAGATAATCTCGAACTTGCTGAAGATAATATCTGGGCATTTTGGGCAGACTATCAAGGCGTTGTCTGGGATGGAGAAATTGAATATCCAGATAGTTTCCATATCCAAGATAAGAAGAATGATACTGATGTCTTAATCAACAGTATCAAAGCCGTAACCAATCCAGAATATGCTCGTATGTTACAGCATGAATTAATGGAAACTGTATTAGGTCAAGAACAGTTTGACCAATACCTAATAGACCCAATGACCTATCAAGACCCTATGCCAGTTGCCACTGGTACACCTAATGAAGTACAACAACAAGCAATGGGCATCACACAACAAGGAGTCCAAGGATGAAATTAGCAGAACAGATGAAAATAGTGTGGGCCAATAATTTTACCACCTACACTAAGGCACACGGATTCCATGTCAATGTTGTAGACTGTGAATTCTTCATGTGGCATCAATTATTTGAAAAAGTCTACACAGAACTACAGGAACAAATTGATACCATTGCTGAAGGCATTCGTACACTTCATGAAGTAGTGCCATTTAGCCTACCACGCATACAAGAACTTAGCCAAGTAAAAGATGAAAGCATGGTGCCTGATGAAACAGATATGCTCGCCATCCTATACGCAGACTTAGAAACTATCAAATTGGCCGCTTATGATGCCTTTGATATGTGTCAAAAAGAACGCTGTTATGGCCTACAAAACATCCTGGCAGACTACTTACAATCAGTAGAAAAACTCTGTTGGATGATAGGTGCTTCAATGGAAAGCCCAGAAGAGCAAGCCTTTGAAGACAAAATAGGAGAGCCGGAAACAAAGCCGGTTAAAATGTAATGAAAAAGAAAAAACCAGTTAAACCACCAAAGAGGTATTAATATGCCAATCATGAGAGCAACACTACCCTCAGGCAAACAAGGCTATAAATTCGGCCAACACGGCCATGTTTATCCTACTAAAGCCGGAGCACTAAAACAAATGCGTGCCATGTATGCTAATGGCTATACAGGCAATCGAGTTCATACAGGTGCCAAACACGGACACAAATAACCTTTTATAAGGGCGAAAACGCCAATTACTTATAAATAGCATTACACTACTCAATTGGAGGCATAGGCAACAATGGACCTAAAACAAACATTGGCAACAACTACAGTAACTGACACTGGTCTTGAAGACGAAGGACAGGCACAAGAGAAGTTTTATTCTCAGAAAGAATTCGATGACGCTATGGCCAAAACCCGTGCGGCAGTTGAACGCAAAGTACTCAAGCAATTTGAAGGCTTAGGCGACTTGGAAGAATTGAAGACCATTAAAAGTCAGATAGAAAACAAGAAGTTTGAAGAACAAAAAAGCAAAGGTGATTTTGATACAATTCTTAAAGAGATGGCTTCGAAAAAAGACGCAGAGATTGCTCGTAGAGATCAAATTATTGCTCAATACCGTGTTGATAGTCCCCTATTAGAGACAGCCGCAAAGTATCGTGCCGTGGCACCAGAACAAGTCAAGGCTCTCCTAAGACAAAACATTAGACTAACTCAAGACGGTGAAGTTGAAGTTGTAGATAACAATGGAACTACTCGCTACAAAGATAGCGGAGATCCAATGGGAGTGGAGGATCTTGTCAAGTCCTTCCTGGATGCGAATCCTCACTTCGTGGCCGCAGGTCCAAGTACAACACAGACAAAGAGCGCAATGGGTTCTCAAGGAGTATCTCAACAAATTGATATTACCAAGTTAGACATGAGCAAAGCGAGTGATCGTAAAGTTTATGCTAACTGGAAAAGTCAACAAAGTAGATAATTCTTAAAAGGAAAATAAGATGTCATATCCATCAAATAACAATACCAATATTAACAATGAACTGTACGCGAACCTGGTAACAGCCGCTCAGTTCGCCGCTTATGAGCAATCAGTTGCTCGTCAATTAGTTACAATCTTTGACGCACCACTAAACACAGGCTTGAACCTACAAGTTCCAGTTTGGAGTTCAGTAACTGCTGACCTAATCACTGATGAATCAGCCGCTACAGCAAAGACAACAAACACAACTTCAGCAACTATTACTCTTGCTGAACACGTTGTTTACCATCAAATCACTGACCAATTGCGTGACAGCGCCTACAGCAATGTATTCGCACAAATTGGTGACCAATCAGGCCGTGCTATTGCTGAGTCAATGGACAGCCAAGTGTTCTCAACATTCGCTAACTTCACTACTGACTTAGGTGGTACAGGTCACGAATTAGTAGTTGCTGACTTGTTACAAGCGGCCGCTACATTGCGTTCACGCAAGTTGACTGGTCCTTTCTACGCAGTTGTACACCCAGGTGCGGCTTACAACTTGAAGAAGCAATTGGCAACTCCAGCATACTACTCAGGTGGTTATGTTGCTAACCCAAGCGACATCGGTAACAGCATCCTTGGTGGATTCTATATCGGTACAGTTGCTGGTATCCAAGTGTTTGAATCAAGTTTAGTTCCAGTATCAAGCAACGACTCAACAGCCGCTGTTTTCGTTCCTGGTGCTATTGGTCACGCAATGCGTGGTTCAGTAGAGATGAACACATTGTACTTGCCTGCTAACCGTGCTACTGACGTAGTATTGAAAGCAGTTGCTGGTGCTACAGCAATCCAAACTGGATTCGGTGTTAAGATCACTTGCGACAAGCAAATCAACTAATCAGTTAGTCATGTGACTGATCCTGTAATCGCAAGGCTGTGATTACATTAAAGCCCAAGTAGAGATATTTGGGCTTTTCTTATGGCTTTTTTGGATACCTCGCTAAATACACATAGCAAGAAGGACTTGCCAACCACTCGGAGTAGGACTCAGATGTCAATAACAGTTAATCATACATTCGCGACCTTAACAGACTTGTTAAATGTCGAACCCACAATACAAGACTATGGCAACCTTGATTGGGATTTCGAATTATCGCGTAGCCAAACAGAAGTTATTCGTGTACTATCCGTGCGTTGGTGGCCTCAATATTCAAAGCAATTCAAAGTTAATATTACCATCGTAGGGCAAATGGCACTTATGGATCCTAATCGACTTAATGGCGATCAATGGACTATGGCAACTGTATATCACGCATTGGCATACCACATCTGTCCTAAACTTACAAAGTTTCTTCCTGAAACAGACAAATTCCAAGTAATGATGGAGTATTATCGTCAACGCTTTGACCATGAGATGGACTTAGCCATCCGTGAAGGTGTTCAATACGATATTAACTTAGATGGTTCAATCGCACCATTTGAAAAACTTCCTGACACTTACTTGAGAATTCGTCGATGAACTATAACCTTAGCCTAAGAGAACAAATTGCTGAGAACATAGTTACTATTGTCTCACAACTTGATAACCCCCGTATACGCCTTGTAACACGCGAGCCATTTGAGCCAAGCCGTGTTGCCATTACTGATTTCCCTGCTGTATTAATACAGTTAGATCAAGAAGAACGCGAAACAATTACTATGGGCATGGGCGGTCAAGGCCGTCGTCAAGGCATAATGATATATGGCATTCGCGGCTATGTTCGTGGTACAGAAATAGACAAACTACGCAATGAATTAATCAATGGCATTGAATTGGCATTGGATCAGGACCGTTATTTAGGTCTATTCAACAATGGAGTTACAGATAGCCAATTAATTAAAATTGAAATAGTTAACCGTGCTCCTCCACTTGGTGAAATCAAAATGGAATTCCAAGTCAAATACAACTACGAAAGAGGTAATTCATAATGGATTGGATTACAATAATCAAAAATGGCGAGACTCGCCGTGTCAGACCGCATGGCTTGGCACACAAACAATCAATGGGATGGGTTGTTCTGGGAGCGGATCAGGGCCCGGAGGAGCCAAAAACTTCTCCGGAGAGTCCTAAGGTAGTTGATTCCGGACCAGTCGTAGCCAAACCACCAAGAGGACGATCAAAATGAAATACACAAAAGATGGTGTAGTAGAAGACCTTAACCAAAACCAAATACCAAAATACACAGCCTATGGCTGGGTACCAGTTCAGCCAAAGGAAGAACCAATTCGTCCCAAGGCAACGGTGAAAACCAAAGACACCGCAAAAACTTTGGATGACATCACACAACAAGGAGACGAATGATGGCAACTTTAACAGGTAACAATGGCAAGATTACACTTGCTGGTACACAAGTACTAAATGTAAAAACATATTCATGCGATATCAAAGCAGATACTATTGAAACTTCATCTATGGGAACTGATGCTCGCACATATTTGAAAGGACTAAGTTCATGGTCAGGTTCAGCAGATGTGTTAATTGACACAGCCAACTTAACTGGTGGCGCAAATGCTATCGCAACATTAATCGCCACTGGCGGTGTTGTTGGTGATTCCGCAATTGCCTGTGTATTCTATCTTGATTCAGTAGGATCACCAAGTGGTAAAAACTTTGCTGGTAACGCAATCGTAACTGGCTTTAATGTAAAGAGTTCAATGGACGGTATGGTAGAAGGTACAATTTCTTTCCAAGGTTCAGGCGCTATTACATACACAGCCTAATAGGAGATAGTTATGGCAACATATACAGGTAATGACGGTGCTGTATCAGTAAATGGTAAAGCAATCGCCAATGTAAAAACCTTTTCAGTAGATATAAAAGCAGATACTATTGAAACTTCAGCGATGGGCGTAGATGCTCGCACTTATGTAAAAGGTCTAAGCAGTTTTAGCGGATCAGCAGATGTATTGTTTGATACCGTAGACTGGGATACAGCAGGCGAAGTAACAACATTTAACCCAACCGACACAGGTAGTTTAGTTGGAGCCTCAGGTGTTAGTGTTAAATTCTTTGTTTACACAGATAAGAGTTCAGGTAATGATATTGCCTTTACTGGTAGTGTAATTGTTACAGGTTACAACATTAAATCAAGTTTCGATGGATTGGTAGAAGCGACTATCAGTTTCCAAGGAACTGATCTTGTGACCTACGCAACAGGTAATACTGTTTATCCATAATGGACATTAGCATTACATTCCGAGGAGATTTCCAAAAAGAACTCTCCGGATTTATAGCAGGATTAGCCGAGGATGTCTTCCAAGATGCCAAGGCTAATACTCCTATACGAAGTGGTAATGCTCGTCGTAATTGGACAAAGGCAGTTAGTAAAGATCGAGCGGTAATAGAAAACAAGGTTCCTTATATTGAGCGACTGGAGGCAGGCTATAGTAAACAAGCACCTCGAGGTATTATTGGACCAACATTAACTCAAATCAAAGGAAAATATAAATGAGTAAGATTTTAGAAAAAGCAACAGCACATTTTCGTAATCAGATTAGCGGTGAAATGAAATCAATTGATGTTCCTGAATGGGAATGTAAAGTTTATTTCAAAAATGTAACCAATTTGCGTGAAGAAGGTAAGATTCTCGAATTGAGTCAACAGGGTAAAACTGTTGAAGCATTGGTAGAAAGTCTTATTGTTCGTGCTCGTAATGAAGATGGTACTAAGATGTTTGTAACAGCAGACAAAGCAACATTAATGAATGAAGTAGATCCAAAGATTCTAATTCGTATTGTTGGTGAAATGAATAATGTAAATGTTGACTTAGAAGCGGCTGAAGTAGAAAAAAACTAAGGGGCGATCCAGACTTACTCTTTGCCTATAGATTAGCCAAAGATCTGGGTCGCACAGTTAGTGAAATATTAGAAATGTCAGTTGTAGAATTTGCCGGATGGGCCGCATTTTACAAAATAGAAGCAGACGAAATTAAAAAGATGAGCAAATAAGATGGCACAAGAAGCACAAATAAAAATAACGGCGGACACAAGCCAAGCGGAACGTGCCCTCGGTAATCTCACAGGACAATTACAAAAGATGGCTACGGTCATTGCCAGTAGTTTTGCTGTCAGTGAATTTGTTAAGTTTGCTGATGAGATGATTCGTTTGGACAATAGACTTCAGGCTACTACCAAGTCAACAGAAGGCGCGGCCAAGAGTATGGAAAACTTCGGTTATGCCAGCGAAGCCGTTCGTCGTATTGCTCAAGATACTCGCACACCATTAACTGATGTTGCTGATATCTATGGTCGCCTAAGTCTTTCTCTAACACAAGTAGGTTATAGCCAAGCCACTGTAGCAGAAACAAGCAAGACCTTTATTCAGGCTGTTAAATTAAGCGGTGCTACCGCAATGGAACAGCAAAGTGCTATTTTACAATTTGGTCAAGCCTTAACCAAGGGTGTCCTTAAATGGGATGACTTAAAGCCATTGATGACAGCGGCTCCAGGTTATGTACTTGAACTACAAAAAGCATTAGGTATGACCAATGCTGAGTTTATGGTAGCCGCACATACAGGCAAATTAACTACAGATAAACTTATTGAAGCCACACGCACTATGGCTGATAGTGTACAGAAAGATTTTGATAGAATGAAAGTACCATTCTCAGAATCAATGACGGTACTACAAAATAGTATCGCAATGGCAGTAGGCAAGATCGATGACTTCTTAGGTATCAGCCAAGCATTTGCCGCTGTGGTTAAGTTTATGGCAGATCACACAGGTGTATTAATTGGTGTCATGGTTGGCTTGACTGCCGCTGTGGCCGCATTGTTAATACCATTAATACCTGCCGCAACAGCCATGACAATCTTGACTGGTGGTGCTGTATTATTAGGTGCCGCAGGCGCAGGTGCCGCATTAGGTTATATGGCAGAAAAGATGGGCTTGCTTGGAGATAATGCCAAGAAGACTGCCGACGAACAAAAGAAAATTAATGACCTAATGAAAGCGGGCGAAAATGTTGATAAGAATCGCCGTACAACAGATCAATTAATGGCCGCAACTAAAATAGGCCTTGAACTTGATAAGATGAAAGAACTGGCTAAGGCAGAAGCAGAGCGTTATCAAGTTGGTGTATTACAATATGAAATTAAAAAACAAACAGCCATTGAAGAAGAAAAAATGGTGGCTGTTGGTGGACATCTAAATTCTTTAGAAAAACAAAAAATTGCCAGTGCTGTAACTGCTAAGATTTTAGCCACTGAGAAATTCCAAGTAGATAAGCAAATAGGCGATTTGAAATCACAATACATTACATTAGGTATTGTTGATATTGACCAACAACAAATTGCTACACAGATGGAAACATTCCGTCTAAGTGTCAGCAAAGAAACTTACGCAATGCGTAAAAATGAATTACAAGCACAATTAGAACTTAATCAAGCCAAGTCAATACAAGCAACATATGATCGCATTGGCGCTCCGCCTGCCAAGAGTGAAATTGCTACAGGTGCGGCCAATATGTTTGGTAATACCGCAGAAGGTATTCTTGATAATGCTAAGAAACAACAAATATATTTAGACGCATTAAAAGAGCGTGGCAAGATCAGTACACAAAGTTATGCTGATCAAGAAGTTTTAATTAACAAAGCCAAAACAGATGCTATCTTAGCACAAGAACAAAGTGTGGCCGATGCTCGTATGCGTATTAATGGTGTTACCAACCAAGCCATTATTGATGCTGTTAAAGACCAAATGAAAAACGTGGCCATGATACAGCAAGGTGGTGTCACAGGTTTCCAAGGTGTGTTAGGTGCGTTAGATAATGTGATGAGTTCAATGTCAGCACAGAACCGCAAGGCATTTGAAGCACACAAGGCATTGGCAACAGCACAGGCAATTATATCAACATATCAAGCGGCGGCTGAAGCCATTGCGTTTCCTCCAGGACCTCCATTAAGTTTCATCTATGTTGCTGGCGCTATCGCGGCAGGTATGGCACAGGTAGCCGCAATTCAAAGTCAAAGTTATTCAGGTAAGGCACTTGGTGGTAGTGTTATGTCTAACACTCCGTATATTGTTGGTGAGAAAGGGCCAGAATTGTTTACACCAGCAGGCAGTGGAACAATAACACCTAACAGCGAATTACGTGGCGGAGCAAAAGATGTCACTATCAATTTCAACATACAAGCCAACGATGCTGTGGGCTTTGACGAATTATTAGTACAACGTCGTAGCATGGTCACACAAATGGTTCGTGATGCTATGAATGAAAATGGACAAAGGAGTAGAATGTAATGGCCGGAACATATCCGATGACATCAGGGTTTAATGCTATTAATTTTAAGATTAATACTCCTGTACTCAAAACAACAACAATCAGTGGTAAGACACGCCGCGTGGCACAAGGTCATAGTTTTTATACCTTCACAGGCAAATACAACAATCTTAGCAAGTATGACGCAGGTCCTATCATAGGATTTGTCAGTCAACAGTATGGAAGTTATAGTAGTTTTCAAATAGTATTACCTGAACTTAGTTATAGTAAATTAGGAACACAAAACCAAACAGCCACAACAGTGACAACATCAGCCGCGGCCATTGCTGGAGCAGATAGTGTCGCAGTAACAGGTGTTACTTCTGGCAAATATTTGTTAAGAGCGGGAGACTTTTTTAAGTTTGCCAACCATAGCAAGGTATATATGTGTGCGGTCAGTTGGGTATCAGGACAACCATTATATTTTAGTGGCAGTTTAGTAGCAGATGTACCAAGCGGAACTGCTTTAGTAATTACTGCCGTGCCTTTTACAGTCATCTTAGATGGCGAAGTACAACAATATGATGCGGGCATTGGTGGTATTACAAACATGAGCCTTGATTTTAGGGAAGTTTGGTAATGTATGTTATTTCTAATACTCTTAAAGAGCGTTTCTATTCAGATTCTTTCTTCAGCCAAGAATTAGTTTATATTGGACTCCGCGATGGTACTGGGAATCAGTCAATTACCAGTACTGCCGCGTTGAGATTTGCCAGTGGCGGCATTGATGTTAAGATACCTGAAGTAGATAATGTTACAAGAACTTATACAGCACAAGGCGACTTCATGGGATTCAGCACAGTTAGTGAAGAATTTGATGTTAAGTTAGGCAAGTTTAGTATTGTTCTTAGTGCTTTATCAACGGGCATGGTCAATAATTTTCTTGGCAAAGACTTTGAAGGCAGTCCTGTACAGATATTTCGTGCGTTCTTAGATGAAACCGATCTCCATGTGTTAGGCACAATAACAGTCTTTGATGGTTATATCTACAATGTTACTATTCAAGAAAATGCTGTGACCTGTACATTAGAAATAAGTTGTTCAACCTTATGGGCAGATTTTGATCGTACATCAGGTCGCATGACTGATAACAACAGTAACTGGCGTTTCCAAGGCGGTAACACCAGTGACAAAGCATTTAACAAAACTGCCACAGTAGGCACTATTAAATTCAACTGGGGTAAAGCATGATTGTAAGACAACCTCAACCACACGAATTCGATTCAATAATGATCTTATTCAATTATTACCGCGATGAAGCCATAGAAAATATTCCCCGCATAGCGGACGAGTATGACGAAAATAGTATGATTGCTACCATTCGTACCTACATTGCTAACCATGAATATATTTGGTTCAATGCGTATGAAGGACAACGCCCTGTTGGCTTCATCGCTGGTTATATGAGTCTTGTTCCTTGGAATGATCAACTGGTTGTTGCCAACATAGCATTTACATTCTTGTTGCCAAGTCATAGAAACATGGAAAACTTCTCAATGCTAATGAAAGAATTTGAAGATTGGGCAAGAAACATCAATGCTTATCAAATCACAGGCGGAGACATTGGTATCAATACTGAAAGAAGTACAAAATTATATGAACATTTTGGATTTCGTCCCTTCCTGACAACTATTAAGGAACTTGAATAATGGGTGGCGTCTTTAAGGCAATCGGCAATGCCGTAAGTGGCGTAGTAAAAGCCGTTGGTAGTATTGTCAAGGGAGTTGTTAGTGCCGTTGGTAGCGTAGTCAGCGGTGTTCTTAACTTCGTAATGAGTCCATTTCTTGGTTTATTTGGTATGCCAAATATGCCGGATATATCACAACAAAATCAAACTATTCAAGGGGTTACACTTCAACGCCAAGGATCGGATCAACAGATTCCTGTTATCTATGGTTTTAGAAAAGTAGGTGGTATTGTTACATTTGCTGAAACAGGTAGTGACAATAACAAGTATTTGTATGTGGCCTATGTGTTGGGTGAAGGTGAGATTGAAGGTGTTCGCGACATTTGGATTGAAGACATTCCCGTTGGAGCCAGCAACATTCCAAATATTAACAATCAATTAAAAGTCACAATTACAGATGATGCGTCTGGCAAATTAAAAAATCGCACCATGCTGGAGATGAGTCGAGGCAATGCTTCCAATGTAGGTACTGCTGTCAAAGCAGGTATATTCGCAGGCGCTCCAAGTTGGACCACAGACATGGCTTACAATGGCCTTGCTGTTATTTTTGCTCGTTATGAATGGGTCAATGGAACAGACCAAGCAACCATAGATGCCAATCCATTTGGCGGACAAATTCCTCAATTACAATGTACAGTATTAGGTCGTAAGATTCTAAACCTTGAAACATTAGACGTCAGCAATCCAAGTAACATTACTCCTTACTATATGAATGTTACTTCTTATAGTTGTAATCCTGCTAATATTATTTTAGATTATCTACGCAATCCTTACTATGGTAAAGGCGTAAACAACAACGATATCGATTGGGATAGTTTTAAGAAAGCCGCATTAAAATATAATCAAGTTGTAACCTATACATCAAGCGGTGTTACAGGTCCTATTCAAACATTACACGCAGTAGTTGATACCAGCCAAACATTGTTTAACAATGTAAAATTGCTGTTACAACAATGCCGCAGTTATTTGCCATACAGTCGCGATGGTACCTTTATGCTTAAGATCGACGATGCTGGCAATGACACAAACATATTAAGTGGTAGTGCGCCTATTGTTCGTACATTTACCAAAGACAATATTATTGGTTCAATAACCTATACAGGTATTGACCGAACCAGCAAATACAATCAAATTGTTGCTACTTATTGCGATCCAGATCAACAATGGAGTCAGCAAAGCGTAACAGTACCGGCTCAAGATAGTGCTGAATATGCTTTATATCTTGCTGAAGATTGTAATAGAGTACAAAAGGGCGATCTAAGTTTTCCTTGGATTACAAACTTTGCCATGGCACAAGATATGGCTCGTCTTGCTTTACAAAAAAGTCGTTGGCAAGATACAATTAGTTTTACTGCTACCAGCGAAGCAATGGATCTACAGGTAGGTGACTGTATCTATGTACAGGCTAACATATTAAAGTTTGGCACAGATCCCAATGCGGGTGCGGTCAAATGGCGTATTGTTAGTACTAAAGTTAATAACGATTATTCAATTGCTATTGGTTGTGTTCGTAATCAAGATAACATTTATCCTCATGTAAATGTTAATGATAGAGATTATAAATTAGCCGTGTATGTGCCAAAAGGTGTAACACGCATTTATCCTCCTGAACCTACAGGCATTCCTATTGGATTACAACCTCCAAAGAAAGCACCTACAGATCCTACAGATCCTACTAACCCAATACAACCTCCAGCACCAAGCGGTCCAAGCGGTCCACTGATTGATGTTATTACAATTTATGATGCTAAGTTTTTATTCAGCGGAAGTTTAGCCACAGCAATTATATCTTGGACCAATCCAGGTAATACATTGGCTACCAAAGTTAGTCTATTAGTTAAGACTACCACTGCCAGTACTACTTCTTCACAGACCGTTGTGGTTAACCTAAGCGGCACGACCAATAGTGCTCAAATTACCAACTTAGCCGTTAATACTGCCTACACCATTGTAGCCACTGTTCAATATATTACAGGCGATTACAGTACCAAAGCAATTACATTTGATTTCAATCCTGGCGATGGTACTGTGGCTAATCCTCCAAAGACGCCAGGTACAAACTTAGCCATTGATTATTTTAAGAGCGTAAACGGTTCTACCATAACAACTGGCACAAGTCCTAATCAAATACCATTAAGTCCTCGTAGTGTATCAATTACCCTTGTACAAGATACCAGCATAGGTGCTAATCAATATTTAGGCGGTGTCCTTGTTTATTATAAACCAAGTGCTAATGCTAAATGGTATGGGACAAGTATTCCTATCAGCGTAACACCTGGAGCCAATATTACATTTACTATTCCTGTAGGAGCAAGATTATATCCTCAAATTCCAGGACAAGGTTTACCAAATAGTGTAGATGCTTATGATTTTATTTTCCGTTTTAGTTATACTGATGGCAAAGTAAGCAAATGGCAATGGCGTGCCATGGGACAACCAATTGAATGGAGTGGATTACAATATCAATATAATTTGTTTTTGCGTGATATGACCAGCGGACAAGGTAATCCAACAATCTATCCTAAAGAAGATGCTTCAACTTATATTCCAGTAATGGCAGGTCCTAATGATATTACTGAAACAAGAAATATTACAGTATCAGCATTTTCTATTAAAAATGAAAGTCCCTATAGTGCCAGAATTTTTATAAATCCACCTATAGCAACTGATAGAGTCAATTGGGTAGGTGTAAGAGTTTATAAACATAAAGCAGGCGTTGCTGGTACAGGTGATAGTATAGATATTACTCCTGTAACATACAGTAATGTGGCCGGCCTATGGAGTTTTGTAGTTAATAATATAACTTGGGATGAAACTTGGGAATTTGTAATAGTACCTTTGGTATATTATGGTACCAGTGTTGTTGAAGCAAATAATAGCCAATACTTATATGGTTACTTACATAATAGAGTAGGAGATGCTGATTATCCAGCAGATTCAAATTGGATACATTTATGGACTGTGGCCGCAACAGAATCAACTACTACTGCTCGAGCCAAATTAGGTACTGCTACAGCACGAGCAATTCGTAATGACACATATTTTGAAGTAATTGGTGCTTTTACTGTGTTAACAAGCGGTGTTCCAAGTCGTCCACGTAAATTAAGTTTTATTATTAAAACAAGTAACGCAAATGGCATCAATGGTTCTGTAAGTAAAGTCCGTATCTATTATAAGTTTAGTAGCAATGTATATTGGAAATATACAGAATATCCTATTTCAGCAGAAGCCGTAAATATTGGATTCGATAGTACACAAACTTCTTTCCCAATGGATTTAGGAGTTCCACAATATCCTAATGCTCCACAACTTGCTGACAATTATGATTTTTATTTTAGAATTGTCTATACAGATGGAACAATGAGCAAATATTGTACCCCATTTTTAAGTGTAAACATTGAGGATGATAGTAATTTAGGAACATACAGTTTTAATCCGTTTGGCAATAGAATATTTCAACCACAAACTATATGGCAAGACCTTGTATTAGAATCAAATGCTCCTCCAGGAAGTGTTACTGATCCAAGAACATTAACATTGACCTTTACAAAATTAGGAGATAAAGGTACTGGCGTAACCAGCGGACAGGCAGTATTTTATTTTACAAATCCTGTAGCAAGTATGTTGCCTTATTATGCTGGTGTAAGAATCTATCGTAGAGACTTAACTCCGGGCGGTAGTAGTGGATATACAACCAATGACAACAACCAGCCTATCTTTAATCCATATGGATCAGAAGGTGTTGCTTATCAAGATTGTACTTGGGATGTTAATTATGCTTACTTGGTTACCCCAGTTGTATGGTATAACGGTGCCTTGACCAACTGTACAAAGAGTTGGTATTGGGCAGGCCCTATACACAATAGACAAACAGAAGCCACAGGATTAAATCCATACCCAGGTGTAAACTATTTGCCTAACTTAGGTAACTGGTTAACAAAATCAGCACCTCAGTTAGTAGATACAAATACAGCATTGGCAAGTCTAACAGCACCAGTTACCGTAGCCAATCCAGTTGTAACACTATCCAGCATGAAATATATCTATGGCAGTGATTTTAGTCAAAGTTATTACGAAATCAAATATATTAAACCTGCTAATACCGTTAGTGTAGCAATTTATCGTAGATCCTATAATGGTTATTCAGGTGGTGGACAATGGGATCCTAAAAACTTATATGGTATAGGTCGTTGGGAACAAATTAATGTCAACGATGGTAATACACCTATTGGATCAACAGTAACAGTTAATCTTCGTGATGCTATCTATAATCAAGAATTTAATGCTTATTATGATCCTACAAAAACAGCCAACGTGAACAATCCAAGTGTAGGTTTATTCAATTATCTTTATGGTAATATGACTGCTACCGCGCCAACATTATTTCAATTAAGTACAGGCCGAACACAAATATTAATTGTAGTTACTTACAATTCAGGACAAGGTAATACTGTAAGCACACAGGGTTATCTATGTAACTTAAATTATGGAGTTGTATATCCAACTATTAATACAACCTATACTATCAGCGTGACCAGTAATGTTACAGTTGTTAATATTGCCGATTATGAAAGTTTGAATAGTAATCCAGTTCCAACCAACGGTCTAAGTTTATTGCGTAAATTAAGTGAAGCCCGTAGTGTAATTCCTGTGGCAAGTTTAATTAAACCTGGTACTTACAGCACTACTGGATGGAGTTACCCAAGTGTAAGTCCATTTATAGTATAAGGATAAGCAATGACAATACCAGCACAAAGCGGATATTACGATAACAGCACAGGTTATATTAGACCTTTAAGTAGCGATACTTGGTCGGCCCACAGCGGTTTGACTTGGGACAGTTGGACCAGTTGGGATAAACCATTAAGCACAATCGTATGGTATCAACCAGTTATCGATTTGCGTCAAGTTAAAAACTTTACCTTGAATATAACAACAGATAGCACCGGTTTAGTATCCTATGATATCTTTGTCAGTAACAATGGTCTATTTCAAGGCGAAGAAACACAAACAACTATAAGTCATACTGCTACCAGTGTGGCAAGTTTTACTGGTAGATATATTCTTGTTGTTGTTACTTGCGCCTATAACAATATTGGTCTTACATTAGGTAATTGTTTAATTACTCCAGTGACCACAGGTGTAATTGAATTGAGATACAACAATTTAGATTCAAGCACACTATCAGGATCGTCCAGCAGTCGTACATTACCCTTAACACAAGACGTAAGTCAAATTATCGATATTGTTATTACGCCGCATGAAGTAACCAGTTATGCTTTGGATCTATATGTTAGTAGTACTGCTACATCTACCTATGTGATACCAAAAATAATTAGTAAAACAATAAGTGGACCTACATTCGCAATGGTGGGTCTTGATAACAAACCCAGAGATGCCATTGTTGATATAATAGTAAAAGCATTACCTACTCAATATATGAGTGGCAACAATTTAATCTCTACATAAGGATAACCAAATGACATTTCCAACAACATTAATTCCAACAACAAACTTAGACAATGGCGCTGACGATCCAAGTCTTGCTCGTGGCGATTTGTTAACTGCGGTTCAATCATTGAACACAATTATCACAGACAAAAACAATCCCAATGGCGTTGTTGTATTACAAAGTGATGGCACAATACAAGCCAGCCTATTACCAAGTACCTTAACAACAACAAGCGGACAATTAACTCTAAGTCCAGATAGTAATATTGTTAAGATTCAAAACTTCTTACGATTACAAAGTATTCCCAAAACCACATTGACACAGATAGTTGGCAATGCTGGTGATTTGGCTCTTTGTTCAAATGCTGATAGTGGTAATCCTGCTTTGGCAATCAGCGATGGCACAAATTGGTATTACTTGCCATTAGCCAGTTTTACACTCATATCTTAACCAAAATATTTGCCCATTCTGTAAATATGGAATGGATGCGAAAAAACTTAGACAATTTGTAGAACAGGTAGCCGTTGTAATCGATGGCAATGATGTGGGTCCAAACGGCTGTTTGTCTGGATCAAAGAAAAAGAAGCCACCAAAAAAAGTAACCAAAATTATAGAAAATGATTTCGGTGAAGAAGAAATAATTGAAGAAGAGGAAGTTGAGTACAATACCTCACTTCCTTTTGTCTTGAAAGAACTTAAACCTGTTGTTAAGTTATGTGAAATTGGTTGCGGTGAAATTGCTACCAACCAAATTATCCAATACAAATATTATGAATCACCAAAACCGCATTGGCGAACAATATGTAGGAAATGTCAAAAGGCTGTAGGTCCGGATGGTGAATTAGTAACTGGCTCGGTACAAATACAAAATGTCTTTTTCAAGCACTTAAATCGCGAACAAGATAAATAAATGTGTTAGGGAGATTGTATTCTACCGTTGAATACTGTTCTTAGATTAGTACGCCATATTAATCTGTTTCTTAAGCGGGCTACAGCCATTGCCCAATTTCTCTGTAATCTCCCTAACACCTTCGTCCGTGAAAAGGCGTTGGCATTAAAATTCTCCGATTTTAACACCCTACCACGTAGGGTGTTTTTTTATGGATGATTCTGAATGTGTTCTAAACAGGTCTGTAATGCTTTGAACAATTCATTGTTGTTATGGCTAAGTTGAACAATGCTTTGCTGATTTACTTGATGGCTGTGAAGTAGTACATCGAAGTCTTTTTTATTTTGTTCACATTGTTTAGCCAAATTATTATGTGCTTCAACAAGTTGACCCAGTTTTACATCCATAGCAATGATTACTTCGTATGGATCAAAATCTCCAAACATACTATTCTTAGGCATTACTTTCCCCAGTCAAATAATTGATTGCGGAATGTAATTGGTTCATATCCAAACTGATCCGCACACTCGTTTAAGACAGTCATGATATAAGGCAGTTGTCCTAAACTAATGTCGTTCTTAAACTTCTCGTCTTTGTTAAAATAATTGTTTACCAAACCACCTAATACACTTAGGCGTGTGTTTTCTCTGCCCGGGGCAATGTCAGTCTTGCCACGCTTGCCAAATAGTTCTTTGTCTCTGTTACAAACAATACCAGCACCATTTGACATGGCTGTTAATTCACTATAGGTAGCCATAGTGCGGATTATCTGATTCATAAGATAGCCCATGTCTTCTGCGTCAATAGTAACATACTCGTTATTACTATTGGTTAAACCTCTTGCGGTGTACTTAATTTCTTTTGCCATTTCTTGGTCCTCTCTTTTTACCTCGTTGAAACATTCCCTGACGCTGTAAGTGTTCTTTTCGTGTCATTAGAATTGTGTTTTTTTTATCCCACGGTCCTTGTACATCTTCTCGTGTCATGACAACATCATCGGCTTCTCTACCGCGTTGATGCCAATTTTCTCGCCATAGTTCGTAAAAATTATCAAAAGATAAATCCCATCCTTCATCTCGATAATTTGCCTGTGCTTTGGCTTTGAGCCAAGGTATGTACATCGAATGTTTATATGGATCCTCACCACACAACCAAACATGAGGTCGTGGGTCACCTTTGTTATATTTTTTTGTGGGATCGCGTGGTCTGCTTTTTCCTTTTTCTAATGGCATTGTGTTCTCCTATACTATATTTAGCACAAAGCAAAAAAAACCCTATCGAAATGACTGAACACTATAGCCTCTGCCATTTACAGTACCAGTATAGGTAGTCACAGAAGCACTACGCCCACCAATGCCTTGTTCGCCGTTTGATGTTGAGGGAAATGGCGCAATCCAAGTATAGGTGCGACCATCTGTGCCTTTAATTTCTTGAGTGGGAATAATTCCGCACCCGCTTAAAAGCAAAGTTAGGAGTAGTGCTGTTTTCACTCTTCGGTCTCCAATTGATTATAGATTTCCATTTGTGTGTCACTGACCATTTGTACAGCCCAAAGAGGCACCTCGCCATCTGCGTAGCCTTCTGCCTCACAAGCCATAAACCAAGCCTGATCCATTAGTTCTTGATTCATATTATGCTTCAAATTGAGTTAAGTCTACACCAAACTTTTCTTTGATGCGTTCTACAGTATAAGGATTTTTAATTTCTTCTATTACTGCTTGGTGGCATTTAATATTATGAATAATCTCTTCTTTGAGTTCTTCATCAAAACAAATGCTCAATTGGCAAGTAAGTTTAGCAATCTCAGCGGCACGATATTTGATATGATCAATCTTATCCATTACATCACCTCTTCCATTTCAGCAACCAATTCATGTGTAGTAGCACTATACTCTTCCATAAAGCAAAATGTCTCAGCATAGTCGTCAAAGTTACGACGAATTGCCTTGTACAATTCTTCAACGGAGTTGATAGTGGGGATAAGTGTTACCATTTCCGCACTCGCAATCGAAGCCGCTGTGTCTTCGTGATCTGCTCTTGCCTGTGCGTGGTCTGCGAAAAACTCAACGAGTTCGCGTTTTTGATCTTGTGTTAAATTAGCCATTTTAACTCTTTCTCTGTGTGTCATACAGTATGCGATATGCTGTCTGTATGTAATTATTATACTGTCAAACTGACTCTGTGTCAAGAGCCAATAAGGCTTTTTGGTGAATTATAAAAGCCAACAATTTGGTTAATAATTCGGCTGTCAAGGTTAATTTATTAGCCTTAACCATTTTCAAAACATCATCTAAATGTTCTAATGCTTCATAGCCATACATACCACGGACTTGATTTTTGAGTCTTTTGGTTAGTTTGCGTTTTTGGACAGCGGTCAAGTTTGGATTCTGTCTTTCTTCCAAAGTCTTAACCAAATGTGGGTAATATAATGCTTCTTGTGTTGTTGCCATTTTGTTTCTCCAATTTTGGATACGCACTATTGCTTATCCATGTCATGATTATAGCATTTTGGGCTAATCTTGTCAACAGAAAACGCCCAAAAAAGAAACCAAAATATGTTGTAAAAAAACGACAATTTTCGGTTGACAAGTCTCTTTTCCAGGGCATTTTTTTGTGTTATACTAAATACTATTACAGAGGCAAACATGGCAGGCAAACTTCAAATGGCAATTTCCCAAGGCACTATTATCTAACACCTAAGGTTGGCGGGCCGGTTTGTAATACCGCTGTGGAAAAACTGGGGAATAACCAGACACGCAACATGATGAGACACTCCCGTGGAGAGACATCCACTATCCTGAAAAATCGGAAGAGAGTTAAGTATTGTCATAGTATGAATGTTAGCATACGAAACACTTGGCTATAAAAACTTAAGAAACTGAGGAACGAGTCTTAAGGCGCTTATGCGAGTCGATGCGGGTAGGGAAAGATCAGAGCCCTTTAGCAACAAGTGGATAAACAAATACCTGCTTCCTAATGTCTTGGCTGTGAAACCCTCACATAATGACAAAAGATGGAACCGAGCAAAACGGTTCCGTCTGACTGTAAGTTGCCCTACATAATATTAAAGACAAACAACATCAAGATAAGTTTGAGCGACTAAGCGAAAGACTTATCGCAGATGTAGAGCGAAGCAATTCGCTCTTTTAATAGTCAAAATATGTCTTCTAAATAAATATAGTATCAGAGGAAGATAATATGACAAAACCCGTAATTACAAATCGAGTTACACAGGGCACAGCCTTAACATATCAGCAATTAGATACTAATTTTAGTAATTTACAAAATGCTACCTTTGGAGTTACTGACGGCACGAATAGCCATGACTTCAATCTAAATGACAGAATAACCTTTACAGCAGGCACTAATATGAGCCTGGGTGTTAATGCCTCGACAGGCGCTATTACTGTTACCAATACCTATTCTTATACATTGCCAACTGCCACGACTACTCAATTGGGTGGTGTTAAGGTAGATGGTACAACAATTACAATAAACGGCAGTGGAGTTATCAGTTCAAGTGGCGGTGGCGGCGTGCCAGTTGTTAGCAACTATTACACACTTGGATCTACAGGCAATGGTAATTTTGGTCTCAAGGTCAACAGCACCTATGGTAGTAGTATTGCTTTGATAGCAGGTAGCGAAACTCCCAATAGTGGTGGTGCCAATATTGCTTTTATACAATCCAGCAATTACACTGACCTTGCCATACAAACCACACTGAATGGTGGGTATAAAAGCGGTATTACCTTAGCCGGCAATGGTTCCGCTCTTGTTAATATCTATCCAGCACTTACAGTTACAGGACAAGTTTGGCCTACATCATATAGAGAACAATCCACTACTAAATCATTTGTCAGTACATTTACACCAGATGCTACTGAAGCCAGTATACAAATTATGACCTTGACTGGCAACATTACAATTAACGGATTCAATACTGGTAATGTAGCCTACGGTCAAAGTGTTACCTTATTGTTGATTCAAGATTCAACAGGATCACGTACATTAACCAGCGGAATGAAGTTTGCGGGCGGTAGCAAAGCATTAAGCACAAGTCCCGGAGCCATTGATGTTTTATACATTACCTATATTAATGGTTACTATCTTGCCAGTTTAGTTAAAGGATTTGTCTAATGATTGGCATGGGACATTTAAGCCTATTCAATAGTGTAGGCGGAACAGGCACACCTTATACCAGTAGTCTAACTGGTGTATGGGCTGATAATTATCCAAGTTTTCATAGTTATCCAACAGTCACTTATCCATCAGGTATACAGGCCAATAGTGTGGGAATATTGTGTATGTTTTCTTCATCCTATGGTGGCATACCAGCGCCCGCAACACTACCTACAGGCTATACCAGTTTAATCAATAGTGGAGTAACTCCAACAAGTGGCACGGGTCAAAGAACACAAATAGCCTATAAAAAATTAACCGGATCTGAGTCAGGCGGAATCAATGGTATAAACGTGGATACAGGCAGTACTGCTGGTGGTTCAAGTTATATGGGTTTGATGATTTTATCAGTAGGTTATTCATACACTACTATTACTGCTGAAGATATACAGATCAGTAATAGTGTGCGTAGCGGAGTTACAGCACAGGGTATTCCTGCTCATCTACAAACTGCTACAGGCAAATATGTTGAATTTAGTTTTGCCGCACATATATCTTATTCTAATACACCAACTTATAATTTAAGTAATCCTGTACATAGTAATGTAGGTAATTTTATTGCTTGGGATTCGCAAGACCCCGGTACCTCATTGATTGATACCTTTTTATCACCTAACGATGGCTTTCAATTATTCATCACAACCGCAAGACTGAAGTTTTCTTAAGGTTTTCTAAGGTTTTTTTAACTTTAGAGTAAATAGTAGTATGAATCGCGAATTCACAAAAGACTCAACAAACCCTTAAGGAGATACTATGAGCGCCGCAAGTAATTATTCAGAACGCAAAATCTTGGACCATGTCCTAACAGCATCAACCTATACAGCACCAAGTACACGCTACTTGGCCTTATTCACAAACACAAGCGGTAACGCTTTGACAAACCTACAAGCAGGTACATTAACAGATGAGATTTCTACATCAGGTACTGCTTATGGACGTCAAACAGTTACATTCGCAAGTGCTAACACAAGTGGCGGAACAACAAGTTCAGCAACTAACGCAACTGTAACATTTTCAGCCGCGACAGCAAGTTGGGGAACAGTAACCCATATCGCTGTTATGGACGCCGCTACTGGTGGTAATGTCCTGTTCTTTGGAGCAGTTACTACAAGTAAGCAAATTGACACTGGTGACACATTCCAAGTTACAAGTGGCAACTTAACAATCGCATTAGCGTAAACAAAAAACCAATCAGGGCCTCGTGCCCTGATGCCACTTAACCCAGTCATAAAACCAACCCAGGAGCGATAAAAATGACAACCAAACCATATATCCTAACCCGTGCGGCTAAAGGTACACCTTTAACCATTGCGGAAGGCGACAGTAATTTTACAAACTTACGTGATGCTACTATTGGCATCTCAGACGGTACACAAGCAGGTGTCGGATCTCTTAATCTAAATGATACATTAGCATTTGCTGGTACCGGCGGCATTACAATTTCTTTTAATCCCGGTACTCAAACTATAACACTTGATACCAGTTCAGTAAATGGAACACCTGGCCCTAAAGGCGACACGGGTGACAAAGGTGACAAAGGTGACATGGGAGACCAAGGTACTCCAGGTACTCCCGGTCAAGGATTCAATTACACAGGTAATTGGGAATCTACAGTAACTTATCAAGCCTATGATTTAGTAACTTATAATGGTAATGTTTATATTACTCCAGGCACAACAACAGGTGACGAACCAGGTGTAGCCGGTGGTTGGTATGTGTTTGCCGCTAAAGGTGATCAAGGTACTCAAGGAGATAAGGGAGATAAGGGAGATACTGGTGATCGTGGTCCCAAAGGCGATACTGGCGACAAGGGAGATATGGGAGATACCGGAAGTCAGGGCCCTAAGGGAGATACCGGCGACAAGGGAGATACCGGCGACAAGGGAGATAAAGGCGATCAAGGAGATGCTGGTACCAATGGTACTTCAGTTCGTATTGTTGATGCTGTTGCTAACGGTATGGAACTTGCTGGTTATAACACATCAGGTCTACAAATTGGTGATGGTATTATTCAAGAAGACACAGGTCATTTACAAGTATGGAATGGTAGTGGATTTAGCGATGTAGGCCAAATCAAGGGAGATAAGGGAGATAAGGGAGATAAGGGAGATAAGGGAGACACTGGAGACAAAGGCGACAAAGGTGATATGGGAGATCCTGGTGCCAAGGGCGACCAGGGTGATGCTTTTACCTATAATTTTATTGGCAATTGGGCCGCTGGTTCTTATGTTGTTAATACTGTTGCTATAAGTCCTGCTGATGGTAACACTTATATTTCTATTCGCACAACACAAAATGTTTATACAGAACCTTCTGTTAACGGTGATGACTGGACTCTTTATGTTTATCGTGGTCAACAAGGTACTCAAGGTGACAAGGGAGATAAAGGCGACACAGGCGACCGTGGTTATCCGGGAGATAAAGGCGACATGGGAGACCAAGGTCCTAAAGGAGATACCGGTGATAAAGGAGACATGGGAGATCAAGGTCCTAAAGGAGATACCGGTGATAATGGATTAGGATTTAATGTTCGTGGTGCTTATGCTGTGAATATTGTTTATAACAAAAACGATGTTGTTACAGATGCTGGCAATACCTATGTACAAACAGTAGATAATGTTTTCCAAAAAACTGGATTACAAGGTTGGTATTACCCATCAGGTTATCCTACCGAATGGTTAATGATTTCTGGTAAAGGCGATAAAGGCGATAAAGGCG